GCATATTTGCTATCTACCATACCCACATAACTAACACTTGATGTCATAGGCCATAAGCCTTTCTCTGCCATGTCAGTAGGTCTTACTGGTAATCTAACAGGATCATCAACATCAATTAATATTGTTGCATCATCTTTGGAATCTGGATATATCTCAAACGTTCTCATTTGAGTTAACTTAGCCGCCAATGCATCGTTGGCGAATACCTTAATGTTCATTGATGAACCAGGTAAGTCACCTTGGTATGTATCTTCTAAATCAATTGTGCCTCGTTCAATAATTTCTATAGTTGAATTGGGCTGTATAGGTGAACCAGGAATAGCACCACAGTCCAGGAATGTTATAGTAGATTCTCCTGATGACACATTACTAGTAATTGTGTATAATGCTTCTTCGCTAGTTTCTGGTAGTTTAATGCCATTAATTTCTACATCAACGTGTGGGTAACTGCCGTTAATAATTTGTAAATTGTCTGCGGCTATTTCATCTGTTGTTGTTATACCGTCACTAACACTTACTGGTGTAAATGTAAAGCTCTGTGAAACGTTACCGGATAATAATGCGTTAGTAATAATTGTTGTTCTACTGCCTTCATCAAACTCCCAATCATGCGAACCCGGTGGCGTGTTTACAACATTACCTGTTGTAGTTGCACCGTCAACAGTAACAACTATATCACTAAACGTTGTGCTGTTTGCAGTTTCGAAACTGTAACGTTGCCTTGGTTGATAACGTTTTGCTGGTAAGTTTAATGTATTTTCTAAAGTAGTACCTGCACCTTGTTCTGCAAGTGTAAAGTCATTACCTTTAATAGTTAAATAAAACTCTTCAATGCCTGCACCCGCTGTTCTAGTAAACGTTGCTGAAATGTTTGCACTAATGTCTGCTGTGCTGTTAATTGCATTAGCAACATCTTCTACAGTAGTGACTGAACTTAGATCAATAACTGTGTTTACATTAGGGCTAAAATTATCTGTAATTAAAATATTACCCGCTGTTGATAAATTTGCAACAGTTATATTTGCTGTAGACACAGCATATGGTTTCAAGAATGTTGTGGTAATATTTGCTGTAAATAACTGTGCCGCAACTACTGTTACACTAGGATTAATAGTATAACCGTATCCTGGTTCGTCTACTGTCACATCGGATATTCTTCCGTCTGTTCCAATATTAACTGTGGCTTTAGCAGTTGTACCGCCGCCGTATTCGAAACTTCCTGGAATGTCTGCAGGAGGTGGTTCAATTTCTAAGAAAGGTCTTTGATAGAATTTAGTTGTTCTATCTAACACTTCCACTTCTTTAACTTTACTAACAATATCTTCTGGATAAGCAACTTGTATAAGTTGTCTTTCGTTTGTTATTTCGTTCTCTGTAATTCTTAAATCAATTGTTTGATAGTTTTCTATGTCTCCGAAGTCTCCTGCTTTAAGAGCCCATTCATCATAAACTGCAACACTACCTGGAACAAGAACTTTGTCACTGTTAAGTAATACTTCGATACTGTTCTTAGTACCCTTACTTCTAATCATGCCAGAATAGAAATCATACTGGTCATCTTGTGTAAGTTCAAATTCTCTTAAATATTTTCTTTCTTCGTATCCGTACTGTCTTCTACTTGCTTCATACAGTTGTTTCTCAACTGGTACATGACCAATTTCATTGTATTTGCCCATATCACCTGCAAGTGTATCAAAGTTAGGCTTCAGTCCATTATCTGTGATAATATAGCCTTCTGCTGTTAATGTTCCGTTCCAATTAGCAGTACGTTTTCCTTTAATTTTTATTCTACGTTGTCTTTGACTTAATACGTCATTGAATATTGTATCACCGAATATAGTTTTATTTGATAATACCATTGCATGTTCTATTTCATTTGTGTATAATATTACACCGAAGATTTGCTTACCTTCAGGTGGATTAATAGTAATCTCGTTTGCATCTCTAATAATTTCACATTCAGAAGTTTTTATTGATTTGCCTTCTTGATCCAATATGCTGTATTGACTTTGGTCAACATCAATAATTTTACTTACTCTGCCGAGTGGTGATGTAAACTTGACTCCTGCCGCTAATGGACTTAAACTTAATGTATTACCTGCGGCCCATTTACCAATGCTCCAGAACAGGAACTGTCTTCCACTGTATAGCCAGTTATTAACATCATTAATCTCTCCGTCAAACTCGCCGAAGTTGTAACCCATTGCTTCTTGCTTTCTGCCTAAACTGTTTAAGAAATCAAATACTTCTGCAACTGTGTCAAACACTGTGCCGTATTCTACTTTCTTAATTCTACCTGTACCTTGCAAGTATAATGTTGCTTCAGCGGCACCGGTCATTGGCAATGAAGGCAGTCTTTGCCAAACTGCTGTATTTGTTACAGAACTACCTGCTCCAGCAAACTCTTTTGCTCTATAAAAGTTATAACCTGATTTTACTATTGAGCCTATTTGATAATTAGAGCTGTTGCTATAATTTCCAAATTCAACAGGTTCGCCACCTACAGAAACTTCTGTCTGCGGACCATTGATGTTACTTTCTTCAATTTCGAAGAAACGTTTTACTGAATTGTAGCCTTCTACTTTATACTTGCCGTCAACTGTGTAAGTAATTAATACACCAGTAAAATCATTTGTTGTACTGTAAGGTCCTACGTGGACATCTACTTCAATATCTTCTTGAGGTAATATTAAACTTGAACTGTTACCAGTTGAACTATAACTATCACTGAACACTGTCATAGTATCTTTGTCTATGTAGCCAGCAAATTTATGACCAAGTTTGCTTACAATTGATCTGTAAGGTTTAACAAATTCTGCTGTTGTGTTAAGACCTTGAAATTTCATAAATGCATGAATAAACTGAGTAAATCCTACTGTATAAATTGTTTGTTCTGATGCAGTAACTTCTCCGTGTATATCTGCTAATTTAGTTTTAATTCTTCTTTTAGTATCTCTATCTAGTAACTGTTTAGAATTAGCAGGTCCTCTAAATGGTTTTCTTGGATCTGAGAACACACTAGCAAACTTACCAGGTTGTGCTAATAATAGTGCCTGCATAACTGCAAACGGATAGCCTTCTGATATTCTCCATGCATTTTCTACAGGAGCATTATCGCCAAATTTCCATTCTTTGTTTGTAAGTGTAGAGTCTACTGAATATACTGTGCTTAATGTACTTAAAGCAGAATATGTTGCAAGTGAATAATCAGTTACACTAGATGTACCCGTACTGTTTGTATCCGGAAGTCTAGGTGTCTCTGCAAAACTTGGGCCTGTTGTATATGGATATGCAGGCTTACTATCAGAATCAATTGTTGCAACATAGTAATATGTGCCTAAAGGAAATTCTGGAGTAACACCGTAACGACCGTTGTATGCATCTAGGTCACCTGTTGAAGAATTGTATTCGTAATCTTGTACAAACTCTCCAGTTGGTAATCCGCCTACGTCTGCTCTTACTGTAGTTTTTAAACTGTAACTACTTTCAATTCTTTTTATATCACTTGAAGGATTTGCTCTGTCCGTGTATCCATATGGTCCGTAAATTGGGAAGCCATCGAGTGACCATCCTACTATTGGAGAATGTGTAGTTGTACTCCAATTGTCTAATCCAACTGCTTGTGGACTAGGTTGAATATATCCGTAAATGCCATTGTTATCAGGTGCACCACCGGCGCTATCTCTACTAACCTCATTTCTAAACATACTGTTGTAAGTAAAGTTACTGCTATCGCTGTGTGTTATACCCGAGTTAGCATTTGTAATTAATGCACCGTTAGTTGCTATACCAATTGCTGTATTACTTGTCGACGTTGCATTTGCATATTGTATTCCTACATTTGAAGGGTCAACAGAACCACGCAATGATTCAATTGAATAAAAGTAAGTAGTATCTTTTATTGCGTTGCTGTTGTCATCAGTAGGAAACTTGCCCGCTGTGTGATTCAAAACGTTGCGTGTTGATATGTTTATTACTGTGCCTACTTCCCACACACTCAGACCGTCAATATTTAAAAATGTATCTGCATCTGCATTTGATGTGCCAGTAGTAGTTGATGTATAAGCAACAGATTTTGTTGTTGCTGTTGTGCTAATAATGTTAGCAGGTGCTATTAACTCGCCACTTGCGTTAACTGGTAGCTCATATGCTAATCCAATACGTCTGTGTGGATTATTTTCTTTGTATCTATCATTAGTTACATTTTCTCTGTTACCTTGTCTAATAATACCTTCTTCTAAATCTTGCCATAAGTTAGTATTAGTTGAACTATAATCTGTGCCGTACTGCGTTTCCCACCACGTAGGTTTTCTAGTAAATCCTAACATTTCCCACGGATGTGTATGCGGACGTTCTGTATCATAACATGCTTCAAATATGCCTCTCCAGTAAGCCGGCTTAGATGTTCCATTATTATAATTCCAAGTCCACATGTCGTCTTCATTATAGAATTCATTCTTAACAAAGTCTACATTGTTTCTTGTGATATAGTTGTTAAAGTTAGAACGTAACAGTGCGTAAAATTCGTCTCTGTCTCTGCCTGTTGTTCTAAATCTACCTGGTCTAATATCTATAACGTTTAAGTCAGGTAAACTATCAGTATTTCTAAATTGTTGCAGTGTAGCATTGTAAATTCTTTTCTCAAATTCTAACAATATAAAGTCATGTACATCATCTAATGCAACAGACTTACTGCCATCATGACCTACTACCATCTTTATAGGACTAACAAATGATGTATCAGTGATAATCTCTGGATATGTAATAGGGTACATTCCTAATGCACTAGGCGTTGAAGGTACTTGGGCACTTTCTCTGTTAGCATCATATAGTCTAACTTTAATAGTGTTGCCTAGTGTTGGCGTGTAATCGTTTGTAAATGTAATTGTAACAACGCCGTTACTAGAACTTACAGCATAGTCGATATCAGCACACAACAGTTTGTCGGGTGTTGTACCATCTGTTTCGTACACATAAACTGTGTTATCAATATTTAATAAATCTAAGTAGTGCGAACAAGTATATTCTTTTGTTAGCACATTGTTAATAATAATTTTTTCTTCGATGTATTTGTCACCGAATGCTATCATGAATGTGTCGTCAAATACATTCTTGCCTTGGTTATATGCTATAACATTTTCAATCACAGTCTCTAGCATTTCACCATAGGACATAGAAGTGTAGTCATTACCATTTACAAAATTAATAATCTCTTTCTTTAATCTGTTTTTGTATTTGACATATTCTTCAGCAACAAAGTCCATGCTGTCTTTGATATTAAATTTATCGTTACTTAATAAGAACGCTGACAATCTTAAATCATCATCGGTCTGTAAAATCTTGTCTGCATATTTTAATTCTCTTTTTATGTCTGCAGAGTTATTTGCACCCAAAGAATCACCTGTAGCATCTTCTTGGAACTCGATTAAGTTTTTAAAGTGCTCTAAATATTCAGGTTGTGATATAGAAAGAATATCAGCATTATCTAAGTTGGCGTGCCAACTGCCTGGAACATGATATCTACCGGATGTGTTTGCATTAATAAAGTAACCAGTTTCTGTTTCTGTAAATATATCAATTATATCTAATTTACTAAATGTAAAACTGCTAAACTTAATAGCAATTTGTTCGCTGTCGTATGAGAACAGTTTTGTTCTGATACCGTTAACATACACTCTAATACTTTTCTCTACTAAGCCTGCAATATCACTATCTGAATTTGTAGGCACTGCTGATATATGGTACAGTCTTCTAGTAGTTTCAAAATCACTATCGTTTATAATATATCTATCTTCTACACGTTGCTGTAGTTTTTCTTCTAATGGTTTCCAGGCTGTATCATAAGTTACATCACTGTTAGATTTCTTATAATATATATAGCCTTTAATTTGAGACTTTGTTGTTCCACCGAAAGGAACATAAGATTCAAAATAATCATCTATACAGTTAGTGAATGAAATTTCACTAAAATTATTAAAGTTTTTATACTCTAATGGGAATCCTAAAATAGGATCTTCTGTTGTATTGCTTTTTGCTTTTGTGTAGCCAAAAATATTGTTACCTGTAAATGTGCTGTTAGGATACACTGCATCGTCGTCAAGTCTGACTTTATTACTGTCGTACATAACAAACTCAATGGGTGTATTAATTTTTGTCTTTTGCTGTCCTGCTTGCCATTCAGTACCTGTCCAATAGTATTCTATACCTTGATACCTAGCACCGAACTTAACTGTGATTACATCGCCTTTTTGTGCAACGTAAGGTATGAACCCTTCATCACCATCTAATAATCCTGCAGGGCTACTGTCGTCTGCTAGTTTTGTTAATGCTACATTACCTGAACCGTCATCATTAATAATGTATGCATATTTTGAAATACTTGAGTCGTCACTAGCAAGTAATATTGTATTACCAGGTTGTAGTGTTACAGAATCAATTGACGCTCCTGTTGGTCGCCCAAGGACTTCTGATTGCACATAGCCTTCTGCACTCATGTCTACTGCAAATTTGCCTGTTTTACCAAAGTTATACAATTCGATATTTCTGTCAAATTCTATAATAGGTCTTACTGCACGTTTATCTTTTGGAGGCAATTGGTCTCCAACATCTAAGAAATTATTCTTATGATGCCAAAAGTTAATTCTGCTCCATACATTGTTGTCAGTTGCTCCACGCTCCATGATGATGTAGTCTGGATTTTCCTGAGTGTTATCACTGTCGAAAGGCTCAATATCATAAGCGCCTTCTCCGCCTACAGTATATACAAGTTGTGTGCCTAAGGGTGCAACATATCCGCCCCACAGTGCAATGCCTGTATCTGGATCTGTTTGATCAAATGCATAGTCCGGAGTAGGCCAATTATTTTGTCCTGCTGTTGAAACATAGTTTTCAACACCTGCTAAGCCGCCACTATTAAATTCTGTTGTGCCGTCTGGGACTGTTGCAACGAGTTCGTCATCACTGTCAATAATAGTTTGGTCAAAAGGTATATAGTCTTCAGTACTGAACACAGTTGCAAAGTTTTGTTCTTTGTCATGCAGTATAATACCTTCGCCTACGCCTTCTACAATAAATCGTTTTTCATTTTTAAATCTATTTGGTATAACATAGTTTCCAGAAAAGGTAACAACCATTCCTGTTTTAAGTTCAATTCCGCTTGGGGTAGTAAATGACTTTTTGCCTATAATATCTTTTTCAACGTTTATAGGATTTGTATCTGTACCTATTACAATAACTGGTGTTGGGCCGTTTGGACTCCAAAAGTACTCTTGGTAATTAACAAATTTATCAATGTTTATTGGAGGTAAAAATGTATATGCTTCAGTATCAAAAATACTGTTCTGATTTAGTGTGTTAACACCATAACTTTTAAGTACATTAACATAGTCCTCATAGAACATTATGTTTGTACTTCTACCTGTAGTTTGATCAATAGAACTTACTGCTGGTTCTAAACTAAATTTATCTCTGTCAGCAGTTGGTTGCAGGATATATGTATCTCTTGCATTTAACAGGTCTTCATCACGTTTACCTACATACGCAGACATAGACTCAACATTTGCTTTACTAAAAAGTTGTTCTACTGTAGTATCGAAAAAATTCTTTATTACAGGAGTCTGATGAATCGCCGGAAGTTTTGTATATTTTTTATCAGCCATGTTTATTAATATCCACTTGAGTCGCTTGAGTTATTGCTTGAACTACTTGCACTAGAACCTGAAATTTGATTATTAATCACATTGTCCTGTGTAGTAGTTGCTGTATTCGTGCCTTCTTCTGCTACATAGTTACCCATGTATGTTGTTATACCATTTGGCATAAAGAATGTCTTTCCAAAGAAATCATGTGTGTGAGATGTTCCGTTACCCACAAAGTCTGATGCTTCTTTAGTTGGATACAACGGATAGTAACCGTTGATTGCAAACGGGCCTACTTCACTTTCTGGATTCTCATATGAAGTAAATGTCGGTGTACCGCTTGTAGGTTTAATGTTGTCTTTGGTAATTTTATCAACTATGTCGATATCGTCAACAGTCGCTGTGCTTAAGAATAACTCGTCACTGTCGCTTTTCACTTGAAATAAATCCCCAAATACGCCTGATGCTTTCTTGGGTACAATAACAATACTACCGATTGAGTTACCAACTTGTTGGTGTATGTAACTACTCAATTCTGTAAAATAAAATGTATCGCCAAATTCCCAATTATCTATACTGAAATATTTAGTAATAGCCGTAACAATCTTTGTCTTAATCTCGTTGTCGCTCAATGAGGTACCTGGTAATCTTACTACCTTAAATCTTGCTTGTAACTCTGCTAATGCATCGTTACCGAATAATAACTTAAATCTGCCACTCTTGAATAAAATTTGATCACTAGCCGCTTTGTAAGTTTGTAAATTTTGGAACTCTGTTTCAAGTTCTAATGTGGATGGCTCTTCGGGCCATGCTGTTCCTGGAACATTAACATATGAAAGAACTTGGTCATAGTAGTTGTCTGTTAGCACAAAAAACTCGTGTACATTACTAATACTAGGATCGATTCGCATATCATTATTTGCTATGTGGTTCCATTTAAACACTACACCGTCTTGTGTAGAATTGTTTATATCTTGTGTAAAACTTTTACCAACCCTGGCTCTGTGTTTTGAGCTTTCGTAGTTATTAACTACATCTAGGTTTGTACTGCTGTAAGACAAAAGATAAATTTTGCCTGTATCTTTTGCATAAACTTTTTTGTTATGTAATTTGCCTTGTGTATTATTAAATGAATCCACAATGGCTTTTGTCTTAACTAAAATAATATCGTAGTCCGCTAAGTTATAGTATGTGCCTGTTAGATTCAAAGCACTACCAGTGGAATTACCTGCAATTTTATCTCTTGTTGCACTGAAGTTCACGCCTGGTTCTCTGCGTAGGTCTAGTATACCTGTTTTAACAGGCTTTGTATATGTATACCCATCGAAACTATCAAAGTCTTCGAATAAAACAATGTCGTTTGGTCCTACGAAGTCCTCAAATTGGATAGGGTTATCAGGACTATCGTCGTTAGTAGAATTAAACGGAGTCACTTGCACTTTTCTTGCATCTGTATGTCCGTCTGGATATATAAAATTCTTAACTGCACTCCAAACAATAGGAGTCTCTAATCTATCTTTTGATCTCACATAGTCTACATTAATAATATCTTTACTTGATAAGCCTGAACTGTCAATAGCATAGTGTCTAGTACTATCAAAGTTAGTAATAGTTAATGTACCTGTTTGTGCAGAAGCATTTGCGTTAGAAACATAAATGTGACCTCCGCCTGCATTTGATTCTATATTGGATTCAAACAATGCAGTGTCATGTTTATACATAATGTTACCACTAGCATTTAATATTGGAAAACCAAATGTTGTACTATCAAAGTCTATGTCTAGTTCGCTAGGCAACGAATGTACAACACCTGTATTATTTGCAATAGTAACATTAATATTACTGGTTAAATCTGATGTGTCAAAGTTAGAACCTAACGGTATAGTTAAATTGTGTACAAAAGTATTACCGCTTGAATCACCATTTTTAAATAAACCGAAGTTTGAGTTTAATGTGAATTCAACTTGACTGTAATTTACACTTCTAGATTTCAGTGGGATATCATTAAAGTTAACACCGTCTTTTGTTGAGTACCATTTATCACCAATATAGTCTGGTGTAGGTGAGTCAGTATCTCTCCACTCGAAGCCTTCTTGTGTTTGACCTTGAGTGTTAAGAGTAGTTAGTTCTAAAGTGTCATACTTTGCTCTGCCTGTAAAACTGTCTACTATTCTATTTTGATTTATGTTATAGAATCTACAATCTTCGTAACTTTCAAATATGTATTTTGTGCCTCTTAACTCTACATTGTATCTAAATGACAATGTGTCAATTGGCTCATATGAGAACTTCATAATCCAACTTCTATCTCTGTTGTTTCCTGAAGTGTCTTCAGCGTTACCTATATCAAATGTTCTGTTCAAATCAATGTCGTTGTTATTGATAACATAAAATGTATCAGTAGTAGCATTGTAACCAATACCAAATGATTGTTTGTTTCCGATTGCAGTTGCAATTCTTGTTGCTTCGACTTCGTAAAACTTACTTCTTAATGTAGTAATAATTTCTTTTGCAATCCAGCCGTCTCTTATATTTTCGCTTAAAGCGAACGGACCATTTGCTGTAGTACTAGAGCTAACACGTCTACCGTTATCTCTAACAGAAACAATCTTAACCCATTTAGATTTTGTAATGTCATCCGGGTCTACAAATCTCATCATGTGACCTGGCTGTATAAGGGATAATTCTACTTTGGAGATGTTTAAGTCACTGATAGTACCAGTGTTAGTAAATGTCTCTGTCATATACCCTGTATCGTTTTCAGTTGTTTTAGGCAAAGTTTTCCATACTATACCATACTGATCCAACTTAAATTTGTTTGGTTGTGTTTCGAGCCATTTATTTCTGTAATCACTGTAAATAAAATCTCTTAATTCTAAGTTCTTTAAATATGTTGTAAACACTTTTTCAATTTGTTCGTTTGCTGTGTTATTGCCATCGATAATAAATGAATAGCTCTGAGGAGAATCTTCTTTGTATAATGCTCCGTCTTCAGCAATAGTTGTAGTTGTCTGGAATGTGCTAGTAGGATCCGTAATATCGATATACCTACTATGTCCAGCATGTGTTTTATTTGTTACTTTTAGTTTTCTGATGTTACTGCTTTTCGCTAAAGGCAACACTTGATAATCTTGTGCAGACACCATTCTGTCTTGGGCATAGTATGCCTGTGGTGCTCTTTCTTTTATACCTGCTAATGTTTCTGAAGGTAATGCATTATTAATACTAGTTTGTAGTCTAGCAGTAATAGTTAAAACATACTTCTCACCCGTAGGTGTTTCATAAGTAATGTCAGTCGAAACGTTGCCGATATCATCTGGCTGTATACTATATCTTTCGTCAGCACTTGCTCTATAAAATGCTCTATAATTTCCTACTGGTACATTTGCAAAGTTACCATCAGCAAACTGTAGTTTGATTCCGCCAGTACCTAAATTCTGCACAGCATATAAGTTAGGAGATTGTTGTGCTAATGTATTGTACTGGAGTGTTTGTCCAACTGTGTTAGGAATTTTTTTCCACTTGGACAAAACACCACCAATTGTACTTACTTGTTGAAAAAATATATCATTTTCATTAATACCATCGACCGCAATAGTCTGCGATCGATTTTCTTCTGGAGTTTGAAAATCGAAACTCTCTGTTTGCAATACTCCTTGTTTGAACATTAAGAAGAATCCGTTATTTGCACTAGAAAGTCCTAGCCCGTCATTTCTATGGATTATACCAAAGTTATCTGCTGGGTCAGGATGCTTTTCGAAGAAGAAGTTATCATCCTCGAAGTCTGCATTTACAATTTCAAAATCTCTACTTACACCGTTTATACTCTTTTTAAACTTGTAAACAAATGGCGCATTTATTTGAGTGTTAATTTCATATAAGTCGGTAATAATATCGTTAATCGAACCAGTCTTAACTGGTTTACTAAATCTGTTGACATTGCCAAAAGCACTATTCATTATTGTAATAAATTGCTCGTAACTGTCTGGATTGTTAGCATCGTTCCATGTAACATTTCTGTTACCTATGTCTGTTCCGGCACTATCCGTTAAAGGTTGTGTGGTGCTAACACTTACAACTTTTAGTAATCCACTTGCGGCTATATTTCTTTTTGGATTGTAGCCTAACTGTCTTGCAAGTTTGTAAACAGAATCTTTTCTCTCTGCTGTTTCTAAAAAGTTTTCTCTGGTGTTAACATCCATTCTAAATGCAATACTTTGAGCCAAGTACGCAAGTAATTCTATGATAGCAATAAATTCAGAACTTTCAATGTAGTCGTTGAAGTTTTCAGGAAAATTAGTTCTAATGTAATCGACCATTGCTGTACGAATAGTTTCAAAATCGTATGCTTGAAAGTTTACATTGCTGTATGCTTTATAGGCTATATCCCAATCTTCTGCCGCAAATAAATTGTTTTGTCTGTTACTAGTTGCCATGTTTAAATCTCTCTGCTATCCTGTGTGTATTCCACAAGCAGGGTTTCTTCATCTAGAAAAGGCTTAAGAGTTAGTTGAACTTGCACTCTAATCGTATGATCAAGTACTGTGGTAAAAATTTCTTGCACATTGATCCTAGGATCTTTATTGCATATTCTTACAACTTCGTCTTTAACTTCTTGCTCAACATATGAATCGAGTGGATTCATAATAATATCATAAATAGTAGTACCAAACTTAGGACGCATTACTCTTTCGCCTCGTCGGGTGTACAATTCGTTCAAAAGGTCAATCTTTACTGCTTCACCATTAGTAACGGTGTAAGGAGGTCTAATTTTCCCTTGTGTACTAAAGCCTTTATATATGTTTGCCATATCAATATTTATCACACTTAGTTAAAACTAGTTTTAATACAGCCTAAAAAGGCACCAAAAAAAAGGTTGACTTTGGGTGGAATAGAATACATAATACTGGAGCATAAAACATTTTATGTAATTTTTTTCACTACGAAATATAGGACAGTTAATGAAAAACGTTTTAGACAAATTTAACAGCATTGTTGAACTTGCTGAGAAGGCAAATAAGGCTATTGCAAGTAATGGCTACAAGTGGACTACTGGTTACGGACCAAGGTTCAGAAAGATGATGCATTTTAATAACAGGCGAGTACACTCGGTGGGAATCTATGATTACCATGAGAAGAAGTATGTGCTTTTTGAGATGGTAAACATGGTTGGTCAGTCGAAGCACTCGATTCCAAAAGAGTTGCGTCAAATGGAGAGACTGATATTAGATGCCAAAATTGCCTAATGTAATATTTGTACACGGATCAGGTCAAAGCGGACTAAGTGTAAATTATCTTCAAGTATTTCTTCCTGAGTGCAATCTATTAACACTAGAGTATGCTGTTCAAGAAAATCCAGATGATATACTAGAACGCTTTGATAAAGAAATTAACGAATCGTTTGGCGACGAGCATTATCATATCATAGCACACAGTTATGGTTGCTTGTTGTCTACATTATTAGCAGATAAAACAAAGCGAGTGTTGTCCATGGTGACTATGAGTGCCCCATGGGGCGGAAGTCATGCCGCACGTTGGATTTCAATGGTGTTTAGGCAAAGTAAGTTGTTTGCTAATGTTAAACCTAACAGTGCGTTCTTGCAAGATATACAGAATATACAACTAGACTTTCCTGTTGCTAATATTATAACAACAGGATCAAATGGTTCTGCAAACGATCTTGCTGGATTGGGTAGTCAACACAACGATGGACTGCTCACAGTTGAGACACAGAAAAAACTTCCCACTAACTTTATTTACGCAGAATCCATTGAGCTTCCTTTGAGCCATAATGAAGTGCTTTTGTCATTCGACACTATAAATATAATTAAGCAACACATATTTGGAGACACCGGTGGCACAGAATACTTCACTGAATAATACACTTGAGGAAGAACTAAGAATTATGCTTGTTGAAAAAAACGAAGAGTGTAATTCACTTAAGGAACATATCAAACTGCTCAAACAAAATATCGCAGATGAGCAAGAACAAAAATACAGAGCATACGTTAAAATAGCAGATTTACAAAAAGTACGAGCTTAAAAACCTTTAGCCGCTTTGTGCAAATAATATAGTCTCGTCTGCATATTCCACAATCCCATTCCCATTGAATCTTCTTTAGTTATATCTAATATCTCTGGGAGCATCGAATCATCTGCTTGCCACAAAAATGATATTACATCGCCAAATGGTGTATACAAGGATCTTGAACCTGCTTCATCGGTCAGTTTCATCTGTCTAGCAATTTGGTCATATTGACCTGATTGTATGGCTCTTAGAGCCGGAGTTTGATCAAATCTACCTTTGCCTAATCTTTGTGCTAACAATGTAAGGCCCATACCTTGCTGTACTGTCATCGGTCTGTTAGCACGATTTAAGGCGTATTTAGACACTTGTCTGAAATCATTCTTTAACAATTGCTTACTTGCACCTTTACTCATACCAGCCGCTATTTGGTTTATGAATATTGGTTCTTTGTATATGCCACCTTCTGGAACAATAGCGTATGCGGCATCGCCTGTTTTGAAATTATTGCTTATGTCACTTGCTTTGAATATTCCTTGTGATGTTAAGTCTTGTCCTGGTCCAGCATTTTTGATAACTGAAGATATTTCAGAAGCAGACATTTTCCTCTTGCCCGTATCAATTATTGTTGTCACTGATGTTGGGTCAAAGTTTTTACCGTCACCAAACATAATTGCACCAGCTTCTTTTTCTTTTTCTTCTATAACATGTTTATACCCTATTGCTGTTTTGTCACCAGTATCATATAAGAATCCGTCCTGATCAATCAAATCTGTTTCTGTCAACGAAGGATCAGTAGCACTAACAATAGTATTTACACACCCGTCGAGTGCACCAGATTCTTCTAGTTGTGCCGCTAGTGACTCGCCTGATAGTGTGCTACATTTCAGTAGAGGTTCTTCTTTATAATCTGGAACTGATTCTCGTATCTGCCCAGAATCAATATTAGTGTATACATTAGGCTCCCCTGGTACGGGTACATAATTAGAATCTTGTTTTGCCGCCATATAAGGCTGTAACGCCGGGCCACTAACACCGTCATAACCTTTACCTTGTAGTACAGTGCCGTCTGGTTTAACAATAGTGTCTGGTCCTATGTAACCATGATCACTTGCACCGGGTGGGTATGCTTTATTGGCCCTGTCTTCTGTAGCCTTCTGATCCATGCCAACTTCAGAACCAGCTGTTGGTAGTACTATGTCTTTAGTCTTGTGACCGAACCACGGTTCTCTAGTTGTAATCATTGTGGTTGTTGAAGCAACTTTTATTTTTTTGCCTCTAGCGTCACTAAAATTGCCTGTTGTTGATGGTGGAATAGATGCTGGTATGGCTGGGTCTACTTGTCTTATTCCGCCAGTTGGCATAGGGTTTCTACCGTCAACATTTTTTGGGTCATAATCTACAACAGGAATACTCATAGGCTCATCGTGAAATACATTCACATCTAACGGTTTTATTGGAAGTGGCGGTTCCGCTGTTCCACTTGTGCCGCCGTCATTGAGGTGTACCGTTGAACCTTTAACAAAACTTTGACCTCCAGACACAACATGCCCACTACCACCTGATGTTACAAAAGTGTCTCCGCCTGATTTTATCACTGTAGACATTGGCGTTGAGCTTTCTACACCCAAATCTCCGTACAACAGTGTTTTACCTTTAGAGTTTGCAGATATAACACTGCCACCTTTCGCGGTTTCCATTTTAATTGCTGTGTTTGTTAATTGGTTAATGCTGTTACCTGATTGTATGTAAACATCGCCGCCAATTGGGCCGTCTAATTTAGGATCCACTTCTTCACCTTGATCTTCCATCAATCCTGCATTTATGTTTACTCTAACTCCTGCATCTAAATTTAGTATTTGGTCAGCTCTGATATTAATATTATTTGTGGACCTCATGTTTATGTCTTCGTCACTGAATATTTGAATACTACCGTCTGAAGATAATTCTACCCATGCTGTGCCTGGACTATTAATAACATATACTAATTCGTTTGTGTCGTCGATTAATACTTGTCCGCCGCCTGCCGTTCTCATTCGAATGTGGCGTTGTTTTAAATTATCGTCCATAACAAAACTATGACCGCCTAATCTGTTTGTACCGTCTCGTTTTCCAGTTTCTAGATTTATGTTTTCCGGTCCTGGTGTTAATATACCATATACTTGTGAAGGGCTTTCACGTCTTGCACCGCTGGTTGTTGTTCCTCTTACAGGGTCATTTATTAAACCTTGATTTATTATGGGAATAGCAATAAACGGATTGAATGGACGTTGAACTCCTTTTCCGTGACTTTTGTTTGGATCGAATCTATTCTTCTCTGCTACCGGTACAGGCACTTCAGTGCCAAACGTTTTGCCTGCAGGATTACCGGGCACCATGCTCTGCATTTGATCTGGGAACATGCAACCGATTATAATTGGATTTTTCTTTTTGCCGTCGCCGAATATTACTAACACAAAATTACCTGGATCAGGTGGAACCATCCACATACCATAAGTTTTCATTGTGTCTGCGTGGCTACGATTGTTTTTGCCTACTGCCGCACTTGGTGTTGTGCCTGCAAAAGGACTGCTCCAAAAACAGTTGAAATAACCTCTAGGATCGTTTCTGTCTTTAGATAGCATTGGAATATACACAGGTATACGACCACTGTGACTTTCGTCTTTTGGTCTTACAATTACTTCGCCTACATAGATACCATGATCCAAGTTGGCTTCTTCACGTGATTTCTCGACTGGATTCTTTCTACTTACTTTATATTCGTTTGCTTTGTAACCCATTCTAGTTTCCTGTGATGTCTATCTTAGATAAACTAAGTGACGTTTGTTTAGGTGCTTTAGTCATTTCAATTTCAAATAAGCCTCCACTGAAGCTGGCTTGTAGACCATACAATCCGTACACACCACTTATAAAAAATGCTGTACCTTGTCTAGACATATAACCAGAATTATTATCTTCATCGTCTAAGTCTGGGTCTCTAACTCGAGGCGTTTGCATTGTAAATAAAAAGTAGTTATCTCCGCCACCGTAAATAGCATACTCATCTGTGGACTTACTTTCTTCTTGTGCCGCTCCAACATTGCCAGGATTACGCAATGCTCTGGCTTCTGCATAGGTCATTGGTTTGCCTAAGTACCAAGGATCGCCTCTTACTTTTAAATTTAAGTCAACTAGTATAGATGCATCATTTACATTTTGATACATATAACCAAACAGTGTTGCACTTGCTGTACCGTCATTTGTTTGATTTGAAGTTGCTACAATACTTTTACTGTATGAATATTTTGGCCTAGGCGTTGTGTCTATTTCTTCTTTCGTGCTATTTGCACTCGTTTGAAGTAATTTTAATGCTTCACTGCCAGATAGTTCTCCTATAACAGTTTGAGAACCACCATATGATTCTAAAAGGTCTGCACCGTATAAGTATCCACTTGGTTCCGGCTTGTATGGTGTTGCATTTGGGTTAGGAGTTCCGCCTTCTATCGGAAAGTCTTCTTTACCTTGTTGTGTTTTTCTATAGCCCAAGGGATCTGAACCTTGGTTATTTACATATAATATAGTTTCTGCTAAGTCATTCTTTCTAGCATCGTCTTTCATTATGTCTGCATATTCACTTGATGTTAATCCTAGTTCAGTTTGCACTCTAGCAGAAAATGCCGGATCGCTTAATGCGGCTTTTACACCTGCAGGGTCTTGTACTTTTGCGGCAATTTCTGCATCTCTGTCTTTGCCGTCTAAATCTGTTGTAGCATCCTGGTTCATTGTTGGATTATTTGCATTAGTGGACATGTCGCCCATTGTGCCGCCATTGGGCACAGCAAGTAATAATTGACCAGCGTCATATGAAATATCAGCACTTAGTACTTGATCATTAAGTCCTGTGTAAAGATAGTGATATGCTTTCTTTATATTCATTTCTCTTACACGTTTTGTGGTCTGGTCTTTGTTAAGATTATCTTGTGCCGCCGCTTCGGGCATATCTGCTTTGTCATAAATTATAGGTTTGAAAATTACCTTCTTAGGATATTTGTTACGTTTAGTGTCAAACACTGCGGCTCCAGTGGCATCAAGCTCATGAGATATACTTGCTTCAATTTTATACCACTTAGTAAATGTTTGTGCCAAATCGAACCCATCCTCATTAACAACAGGATCGTTAAACACTTTCTTTCTTGACGACTTGTCTAAAAACGAATCACACATCACAAACAGTGTTGTAAAGAACTGGTTTAAGTCTGTGCCTTCTTTCATGTTTATATTTTGGTTTCCGAATATAGTAGTACCAGCTTCAACACCTCCGTCAAAACTTTCCGGATCATCTTCGAGTGCCTTTTTATAATCGTCTAATGACTTAACACCCTTTTCTTGTGAGTTAATTAATCTGTTTACTTCTTCTGCCGCATTCGCACCTGCTCTTGTTACAGTAAGTGAATCTAGTTCTTGTTTAACTTGCGATAAATCGAAAACAATCTCATCATGGATACCTTCTGCTTTTAAATTTTCTTCTCTAAAATTCTTCAATTGGTCTTGTAGGTCATTTGTTAGTTCTTCGATATCGTTGCCTTGTACTTTTAGATCTTTTGGTAATTTAAAATATTCATCTGCGTAAGCCACTTGTGATCCTACTGGACATTCGAAGTCGTAAGTACTACCAGTACTGTCAATTGATATACCGACTTTTGCAAGGATTAA